GGGCTGGCGCCGCTAAGGCCGCAAATCCAGATGCACCCTGGTGGAATAAAAATGAAGGTGGATATATCGGAGGATACCAGCAAGGTGGAGCCGTAGAGCCACCAATGTCTGGACCAGAGAGCGGACCGCAGGAAGCACCACTTCCAGGAGGAGACCAGACATACCATCAACCAGCAATGGAACAGCTAGATATGGATCAGTATGAATATGCATCTTATGTAGAGCATGGACCAGATATGTACAAATGGATGGCCCCAAAGTATAAGTCAAAACAACAATGGGCGCCTTATGATGCTATGGTAGACGCTGGGATAATTGACCCATATGAGGTTGAGAAAGACGAGATAAGTGTTGTTACAAACGATCAGCTTGAAGCCTTGAGCAATCAAGCTAGAGAATCAATGAGAGTATAATTATATGGAAATGGACCCAAGGGCCGAGTATAATCAGGACTTATATCGTCGCTGGCGTGATGCTAGAGCCGATTGGGACAGTGAAGCTCGTAAAGATGTTGATTTTTATCTTGGGAATCATTTTACTTCTAGCGAATCAGATGAATTAAAAAGCAGGAACCAGGCAGATGTCCCTATGGACAGAATCTCTCCTGCTGTTGAAAAACTAAAGGCTACACTGACATCTAGACCGCCTACCTTCACTATCACCCCGAGGGAAGACTCTGATGTTCAAATATCCAGTATTTGGAGGACTATACTTGGATTTGTATGGGATATTTCTACTGGAGACGCTCAAATGAAGCAGGCAATACACGACTACGCCATCTCTGGACTGGGATATCTTTATGTATATATTGATACCGAAGCAGATTTTGGGAGGGGCGATGTCAAGTTTACCAATGTTAATCCATTCAGGGTATATGTTCCGCCATCTTCGAGAGATCGTTGGTTTGCGGACGCCGAGAGCATCATATTGTCTACGATATTAACAGGCGAGCAAGTCGTCGCCCTTTATCCCGAACTTGGGGTAGATGAAGACCCAGAAACTGGTGAAGAGATAAAACCATTGATTGATAGCCTGTCGGCATATAGAGAAGAAGACTATCCGACGGCAAGAAACAAAAATTCAATGCAGGTATTTACTCCGTCTGAAACTCAATATTTAGATCAGTTTGAGTTTAGAAAGTACCAGGTTTTAGAAAGATATTATAAGACCAAGGTTCCCTTTTACAGGGTGCTTGACACTTCTACTGGTCAGGAGTATATTTTTAACGATGCTGATATCCAAAGGTATATGGAAGAAAGCTCTGATTTAATTGAAAACGGCGTTGTCCAAATTGTAGAGGTACCTCAAAACAGGGTTAAGGTATGTGCTACTATAGGGGAGGTTGTTTTATACGAGTCTGTGTTAAATACAGATGTTTATCCAATAATCCCATTGCCTAATGTATGGACGGAAAGCCCGTACCCAAAATCGGATGTATCTAGAGCGAGGCCCATGCAAAGGTTATTAAACAAAGTCTGGTCGCTTGCCATATCTCACGCACAGGCGTCCGCAGGGTTAAAACTGCTTGTACCTTTGGGAAGCGTAGAAGATTTAAACCAACTTGAAAAGGACTGGGCTAACCCAAATGCGGTTATTGAGGTTGATTCATCTCAAGGAGAACCACACTTTCCAGCCCCACAGCCATTAGCTGGAGAGTTCTATAAACTAATTCAGCAGTGTGAGTTTTACATAGACTTCATTTTTGGATTGCCAGAAATGATGCACGGGTTTGCTGAAAAAGCCCCAGAGACGGTGAGGGGAACAGAAAGAATGATGGCCCTAGGTCAGGAAAGACCAAAATCCAAGTTGAGAGACATTGAGTTCAGCATAAACAAACTTGGTAAAGTTTTATATAATTACGCAAAAGGGCATTACACATTTCAGAAAATGTTCAGAATTGCTCAGCCAAATAATAATTTAAAGGAAGCGACTGTCAATCTGTATGACGACAAAACAGAGCCAATATTAGATATTGCCAAAGATCGTTATAAGCTTGATCAGCACGATATAAGAATTGAACCTGGCTCTACATTACCAACGAGCAAGTGGGCAGAATTAGGTGTATACCTAGAAGCCTATCAGTTGGGTATTGTAGACAGAATAGAAGTGCTTAAGAAAAATCCAGAGATTTTCGACAAGGAAGGAATCTTATCTAGAATGGATGAAAAACAGCAATTAGTACAACAAGTACAGGGTCTTCAAGGCCAGGTGAAAGATTTGCAAGGGGACTTGCAAACTGCCCGAAGGGAATCTGTAAGTGACAGAAAGCGTGTAGAAGTTGAAAAACTGAAAACAAGGCTTTCCGAAATATCTTCAGATGCCAAAGCGGATAGAAGGGTTGAATCCAACAAAATGCAAAACAAGGTAAAGCTCGAAGCAGAGAGATTGAGGCGTGAAGCAGATCGCCTCGGTCAAGCTCTAAAAGCATAGAGATATCTTAGAAGGAGTTTAAGACAAATGTCAAACGAATCCGAGTTAATCAAAAATACTGTCGCCGAACAGGACACATCATTAGAACAGGAGTCCTATCAGGAATCAGCCGCTCAACAAGCGGGGGTTGCTGAAATGGTGCCTGAACAAGGACCAGACTGGGAAGGGGAAACAAAAAAGTTTCAATCAATGTACGATAGATCTCAATCAGAGGTTGATCGACTGAAAAAATTGGAGCCTATTGGAGACCTTCTTGAAAGTCGTCCAGATTTAGTTCAGGTATTGCAAGAAAAAATTGCAAATCCGAATGGTGGATCAGAGCAAACAGCTCAACTGGACGAGAACGACTTTAACCCTTGGGATGCGTATTACAAGCCAGATTCGCCGTCGTATAAGCACCGAGTTACGAAAGAGCAGGAGACCGTTGGGTCTGCTGTGAATCAAATTCGGAGTGAGTTCGCACAGCGTGAGGCCAATACGCAACAACGACAATTCCTAAACGCTACCGTTAATGAGCTACGATCTAAACACAATATGAATGACAATCAAGTCTCTCAGTTTTTAGAATGGTCGGCGCAGCCAAAAGAGGCGGTGGGGTTAGGAAACCTCGTAAAATTATGGAAGGATGTCCATGGAGCTCCAGCTCGTGGGCAAACATCAATTGATGCTGTGAAGGCAGTGCAACAGGTACCGCAGTCAGCGGGAGTGTTGCAAGGTCAGCCAGCTCAAGTCGTCACTGATGACGATAAAGTGTTTGACCGTGTTCTGTCAGCCTCTAGACAAGGCAGACTCCCATAATATAAGAGGTTATTTTCCAAATTAAGGAGACATAATGGCTTACAAAATAGGTACAATGCTTTCGAGCAATGTAACTGAAGCAGCAGCCTCCGCTGGTGTGGGACAAGCACCTGATCAAAGACGATTATACGATTTCTCTGATCGGGTTGCAGAACTATCACCTGAAGAATCACCATTTTTTGTATACCTTTCTAAGGTATCAAAAGCAGCTACGGACGATCCAATTTTCCGCTTTCTAGAAAACCGATCAAAGGTTGACTGGTCAAGCAGAAACTTTAGTCTTGGTGCTGCTGTGAATGGCGGTTCTGCGGTTAGTGCTGGAACAGCTTACGCTTTTGTTGTTGATGACGGTTCATCAGCTAGTATTGACTGGCTGATAAAAGGTATGGTCTTTTCAGTAAATACTGTAGATTCAGCCGCAGGTTGGGCACAGACACTCGTAAGAGTTGACAGTGCCGTTACCGACGCTGGGGCAACATCTACATTTACTGGGAGAATCATAGATGTATCAAACTCAAATGTAAGCGGGTACAATGTTCTTGCTGACGATGATCCCTGCCAAGTAGTTGGTACGGCATTCGCAGAAGGAACAGGATCACCAGACGCCTGGGCTAATGAAATTGAAGACGATTTTGGGTACACCCAAATCTTCAAGACTAGTGCTGAAATGTCGAATACATCTATCGCAACCCGCTATCGTGGATACGCTAGCGAATGGGATAGAATTTGGGCTCTTAAGCTTCGTGAACATAAAGTAGATATTGAGCGTGCAATGCTGTTTGGTCAGCGTGCACGAGTATCTAGCATCCAGTATACTGAAGGTATTGTGGGACACATTGTAAAAAATGCGAACCCAGTCGCTGATGATTCAGCACTTTCGTATTCGTCTGGTGCACCCTACTATCGTTCATCGACTGCCGCAGAACTCACATACGACAGATTCTTAGGCGATCTTGAAGTAATCTTCGATCCAGCTCGTGGCGGTTCCGCCGAGAAATTGGTTCTCGCAAGTCTTCCTGTTGTTACTCAACTGAATAAAGTTGGTAATACAGGATTTCTTGATGTGTCTACAGCTAGCACCCAAGTCCAACTTAATGCTCCTCTGGAGCAGAGAGAAGGAGCATTTGGTCATAAAGTAATGAACCTTGAAACTATTCACGGCGACCTTCACATTGTGAAGGAACCGCTATTCCGTGGCATTGCCAGTGGAATGATGTGCATAGTTGATATGGGTAAAGTTGCTTACCGACCTCTTGTTGGTAATGGTGTAAACCGTGACACACAAATCGAAACCAATGTTCAAGCCGCAGACGAAGACCTTCGGAAAGATATGATTCTAACCGAAGCTGGTCTGGAAGTTACTCTTCCTGAAGCTCACGCACTCTATAACTTAGAAGGCGTATAGGAGTAGGTAATGAGATCTGCATATATTGAACAGAACAGTGGAGCTGGTGGGTATTTAGCACCATATCAGAGGATAACAGCAGCCGTGACTTTAACAGCAGTAGAAGATAGTGGAAAAGGCTTCTTGCTCGATTCCGCTGGTGGAGCGTATTCAATTACGCTACCAACAGCTACGGGAGCAGCAGAAGGCACAAACTACAAATTCTGGGTTGAAGAAAACACACCGACAGGGGCAATCACAATTGCCGCTGGAAGCGCTATTATTTTCGGCAAGGTCAACGAAACTGAAGTTGACACAGGCGATGACGGTCCAGGTTCTAGTGCCGCTACGGGGGTATCAAATGTTATTTTTGGTACATCCGCAGTGAAAGGCGACTTTTTAGAGTTTACTTTCAGCCATGGAGCATATTGGATGTTTGGTTCATCAGCTGCCGATGGTGCAGTTACTACATCATAATCCGTAAGGATTACACCTTTTGGGTAGGTGGGGGATGGTCGTATAAAGGGCTGTCCCCAAAAGCCCTAAGATTTTTAAAAAGTTAAAACGGAGATAAAATGGCAGCATATAACACGCTAACTAAAATTATAGTGGGCACGGTCCCCTCTGGAACGCAGGACAGCGGTACCACAGGGACATTAGCAGAACTGATTAATACCTTTTGGCAAACTCTAGATAGCACCAGCGGTGCAGTCCAGAGTATGACCTCTGTTCAGGTGGCCCCTTACACAGTTGCAGTAATTATAGTTTACTTAGGTTAATAGGAGGCTGGTATGCCTAAAGTTGGCAAGAAAAAGTTCCCCTATACAGAAAAGGGGAAAAAGGCAGCAAAAGAATATGCCAAAAAAACTGGCAGAAAAGTTAGTAGTAAGAGGTATTAATGGCTACTTTTGAAGCACAAGTAGAGGGACTTACCAGTCTATCTATTGATGGTAACAGTGCGCCTACTCAAACAGAACTCACTCAGTTCTTGACCGATGGGGCTAAGGAGATACTAAGCGTTATTCCTAAGCAGAAAAAGGCTATGTATTCCACATCTAATACGCTAGATAGTGGTGACACCACCCTAACGATTGGTGGCTCTGAGATTTTAGGTGTTGTACGGAATGACGGAACGATTGATCAGCCATGCAGAAGGATACCTCTCTCTTTAAGCGGGAGAGCACAGGATAGTGAAGAAATGATATATGGGACTGTAACAGATCCAGTCTGGTGGATTACCATCAATGCTTTGAATATGTTCCCTACTCCGACTGACGCACAGAATGGTCTCATTCAGACGCTCGCATATCCAGCTGTCGCATACGGCGATAGTGCTATAACAAAATTTCCAGACGAGGCTGAATATTTAGTTCCTATATATGCGTCTATTAAGGCTATTCAGAACGCATTAGGCGCTAAGGCTGGGAATTCTGATATCACCACAGCGTTAACAGCTATTAATACCGAAATAGACGAATGTCTGTCTATTGCAGACAGTGCTGCTACTGAAATAGGACTAGCCAACGCTGAAGCCGATAAAGCTACTGCGGAAGTGGCTTTAGCTAATACAGAAGTAGATAAAATGGCAGCAGAGGTGGTTCTTGCCAATGCGGAGGTTGATTTATCAAATGCAGAGGTAGATAAAATGGCCGCCGAAATAGCCTTAACTAATAGCACATTAGATGCCGCACTGTCTTCTGTTGGTAGCAATGTTGATACTGCAACAGCGGCAATAGCGACCGCCGCTGGGAGGGTTAATACGGCTGTAGCATTAGCTAACACTCAGTTTGATAGTGCTGTAACAGCAAATTCCTCTGAAGATATTGAACTTGCATCTTCTCATGTAAAAGCGGGACAAGGGTTTATTTCAGAAGCTCAAGCCGCTGTTTCTGAAGCTCAAACATATGTAAATGAAGTTTCATCTCGTGTTAATCAAGTTAATGCGGAGGTCCAGATTGCCCAAGGGTATATAGGCACCGCCACTGGTTATGGAAATATAGCTCAGGGATTTGGGCAAACCGCTCAAGGGTATATTTCTACAGCAAATGGCTATGGGGGTGTAGCACAGGGGTTTTTGGGGATCGCTAGTGGATTTATGAATACTGCCCAGGGCTACATAGCCACTGCCAATGCCTACTTACAACAAATTCAAGCTAAAATTGGTATAGCACAAGGTTATGCAAACGAAGCCCAATCAAGACTGTCTGTGTTAACAACAGAATATACTTGGTTAGAAAAGCAACAGGCAAAACTTCAGGCGGATTATGACAAAGGTCTGCAAATGATAGCGGGGGCTTAATAATGCCGTTTACTGAAGTCTCA